GGTGATGAAGCGTACCCTTAAGAACGGTAAATCTCTCCAGTTCATCTACACCGGTCGTACCAAGAGTGAGTTCCATACTCCTGGTAACAGCATCCTGGGTGATAGCAACAACGCACCCCCGGTGGCTGAGAAGACCATCACGGTCGATGATCTGCTTATTTCCAGTGCATTCGTCTATGACCTTGATGAGACCCTTTCTCATTATGACCTCCGTTCGGAGATCTCTCGTAAGATCGGTTATGCTCTTGCTGAAAAGTATGACCGCTACATCTTCCGTGCCATCACTCGTGGTGCACGTCAAGCTTCTCCGATCACTGCTGCTGGCTATGTTGAGCCCGGTGGTACTCAGATCCAGGTTGGCTCCGGCGCTGGTGCTGAAGCTGATGCCTACGATTCCACTAAGCTGGTTGCTGCATTCTATGATGCCGCTGCTGCTCTGGATGAAAAGGGTGTGTCTTCCGACGGTCGTGTTGCTGTCTTGAACCCCCGTCAGTACTATGAGCTGGTCTCTGGTGTTGCTTCTAACGGTCTTGTGAACCGTGATGTCCAAGGTACTGCTCTGCAAGGCGGCGGCGGTGTCGTGGAAATCGCTGGTATCAAGATCTACAAGTCGATGAACATTCCTTTCTTCGGCAAGTATGGCGTCAACTACGGTGGTGCTGTGGCTGATCCTGGTAACACTGGTTCCTTCATTGGTACTACTCTTGAGGACGCTGATGGCGCTCAGACTGGTATCAACAACGACTACGGTACTGCTGCTGAAGTCGGCGCCACTTCTTGTGGTCTGATCTTCCAGCGTGAAGCTGCTGGTTGTGTGGAAGCTATCGCTCCTCAGGTGCAAGTCACCAGCGGCGATGTCTCCGTTATCTATCAGGGTGATGTGATCCTGGGTCGTCTCGCCATGGGCGCTGACTACCTGAATCCTGCTGCTGCTGTTGAGCTTTATGCTACCAACACTGCACCTTCTGCATTCTGATTTATTTTTGGGAGCCTCTTCGGGGGCTCCTTTTTTTTAATTCTTTATTGAGAATAAAACTCATTTACAATTATGCCTTTTCCTACTACTGGCTCCAGCTCCGAGCTACAAGCTGTTAATCAGATCCTGGCGTCAGTTGGTCAGGCTCCTGTAACCACGTTGACAACTGAAGAAACATTTGTAATTAATGAAGTTGATAGATTTGTTGGCTTTCTAGCCTCTACGTATTTGTTTGCTAAGACTAGCAGCATTCCAGTGGGCACATATATTGGTGGTACAGGTGTCACAACTAACACTTCTACTGCAACTACTTCTGTAGTGTTTACCCCTTCTGCTTCAATAGGCGCAGATGCTACAAAGCTAATCTCTACCTCACCTTATATTCCCAAAGGTGTGTTAGTTTCTAGTGATAATATCACTACACCTGTTAAGGTAACCAGCGGTCCTACAGCAAGCGGTTCTAATTGGGAGTATAATATCACCCTTACAAACGGTGACCCTAACACTACTACTAATGCACCCAACGCTGACCTTACGCTTGATCCTATCTATTATCAGTATACTACTAACATTAGTCAGACCGTTTTTAGTCCTGATGATCAAAAGACTTTAACCCAATCTAATGTTACAAGCAGAGTTGAAACTCAAACCAACCCGGACGTTGCGATTGCACTCAACACCCTGAGGGAAGTCTCACGTGAAGTCCAGTCTGAAGGCTGGTCTTTCAATAAAGAATACGATTACCCCATCACACCTGATTCTAATAATGAAGTAAGGATTGCTAATAACATTCTTCAAATGGATCTTAACAGGAATCAACGTGTTGAAAACATTGACAGAGAATCAGTAAACCGTGGAGGCAAACTCTACGACAAGAAAGCCCACTCTTATAAGTGGACTGACGAAACACTTTATGTTGATATTACTTGGTATCTTGATTGGGATGTTGTACCTCAACCTATCCAAGCATATATTGTAGCTCGTGCTGCAGGTATTGTATCTAGCCGTATTATCGGTGACCCCAACCAATACCAAATGCTCCAACAAAAAGAAGCTTATGCTCGTGCCATGGCTATGGAGTACGAATGCAATCAAGAAGATGTATCGTTCTTTGGATCTCCTAAGAGCGGTAACTACTATCAACCATACCAGCCGTTCCATACCCTGCATCGCTAATGCCAGCAATTACACAACTAACGCCTAACTTTCTTGGGGGCGTTTCAAAACAAATTGATGAGAAAAAGCTACAAGGTCAGGTAACTGAATGCGTCAATGGTTACCCTGATCCAACCTTTGGTCTCCTAAAAAGACCTGGCATGAAGCATATTAGTGTGTTAAAGGATAGCAATAATACTGTTATTAATACAGCAACATTAGTAGGTGCCAGCTGGTTCTTTATTGATAGATCTAACGCTGGGTCTTATATTGGTTGTATCAAAGATGCTAACATTTATGTTTGGGATGAAAATGGAACACCTTGTACTATTACCAATAGCGCTGGTACGTATCTAACTGATTATGACACTCCTGAAACAACACCTTCTTTTCATTTCCGTAGTATTCAGGATACCACAATTATTACCAACAAAGCAGTTAACACTGCTATGCAGGCAGCTCCTACTCCAACTTTAGATGGTGTTGCTACAATCAAGCTGCTTGGTATAGATGATAGTACATATAAAGTTACTATCCTAGGGGTACCAATTGAAGTTAACCCAAAAGGTCACGGCAATCCAGGAGACCCAACTTTTGCTGATATGTTGGTGTATGATAGCCCCACTAATGTACATACGTCGCACCACCTAGTAGATGCAATTGTTGCTGAACTTAAGACTCAACAAACTACTAACAATGATGCTTTTGATGGTACATGGTATATTGAAGGTTATTTAAATAGTCTTGTAATCAGACGAACTGCAGGAACTACTACAGTTATAACTGACTATAGTACTCCTACCGGTAATCCATTGAGTTTTACAATTTCAGGCAGTGGTGGTATTACAAATAATTACATTGAAGTATTTCAAAGTGAAATTAGTGATGTAAGCAAACTACCTCTAGAATCACGTCATGGTGATGTTGTAAAGATACAAAATACTCTTGCCCAAGAGGATGATTATTATGTAAAATATGAGGCTTATGATGGTGCATATGGTGCCGGTTATTGGACAGAAACTGTCTCACCATCCGCATCCCCTGGTGTCAATGCAGATACCATGCCCCATGAGTTAGTTAATACAGGACAACTTTCTTTTGAATTTGGTCCTATTGATTATACACCACGTGAAACTGGTGATAACCTAACAAGTCCTCAACCTTCTTTTATTGGTAAAAAGATTAGCTCTACATTTTTTTATAGTGACAGGTTTGGTGTGCTGTCTGAGGACAATGTGTTCTTGGGTGTGGCTAACGACAGGAAAAACTTGTTCGTAAAGTCAGCTCTTGTACAAACTGCATCAGATCCCATTGATCTAAACGTGTCTAGCGTTAGACCTGTTAAACTGTCTGACGTGTTACCGTCTCCTCAAGGTCTTCTTTTATTCAGTGCTCAACAGCAATACCAGCTGTACACTACAGATTCTGCATCGTTAACTCCAACTACTGCTGTAATTAAAAGCCTTTCAAATTATGAAATGGCTACGGATGTAGCTCCTGAAGATGTTGGCACAAACCCTGTATTTATTACTAGAGTACCGGGTTACACTACTAAAGTGTTTACATTGGCTCTACGTGATATTGAACAACCACCTGTTGTTGTTGACATCAGTAAGACTGTTTTAGAATGGATTCCTGATACAGTAGATGGTCTCACCGTAAGTCCTCCTAACTCTGTTGCTATATTGAGTGACAGAAGTACCTCGTATTTTTATATTTATAAATACTATAACAACGGTGAGCGTGATTTGTTCCAATCTTGGGTTAAGTGGAAAATACCTGGAACTATTGAAGCAGCAAAAATTATCAACGATACTTTGTTTATTGTATCTCAACATGAGAGTGAGTATACACTAGAATCCATCACACTCGACGATATTCCATCAGGTACTGTAATTTCAGAAGCTGGTAATTCTATCAGTGGTAACGCTTGTTTAGACATGGCCACACGTCCTGTAGCACCTGGTGTAGGTGTAGATCCTGTTGTCTATGATGAGACAAACGACATCACTAAGATTTACGTACCGTACACACCTATTGCAAATAAAGAAGCTGCTATGCTTCTGACTATTCCTAGAGCAGATAAAGGCACAGATGCTGAGCTTGATTCTGATCAAGGTTACTGGGCAGTTGCTACTGAACGTACTGAAATTGGTACAGGTTATCGTTACTTTGAAGTGAAGGGTAACTTTACTGATTATGCTGATGGTATTGTTGTAGGTTATAACTATGACTTTGATGTTGAGCTACCTAAGTTTTTTGTTAAACTAGATAACGCAAAAACAGTTTCAGATTATACTGCAACTTTAACTATTTCCAGAGCTAAGTTCTCCATCGGACGTAGTGGTGTTCTTAGATTTGAAATTAAAGCAGATGGCTCTAATGAATGGAAATCTATTCAAACTACTATCGATGCTAACGAGTATAGTGGGGACACAAATCCCGTAACACTTGAAAAAATCTTTACTTTACCTATCCACCGACGTAACACTAATTTTGAACTTAAAGTGACAAGTAATTATCCGTATCCCGTGTCGTTGGTATCAATGATGTGGGAAGGTATGTATTCCCCTCGATTCTATAGGAGGTCTTAATAATGCCATTTGGTGCAATCGCCGCCGGTATTGGTGCTGTAGCATCCATTGCTGGTGGCATTATGGGCTCTCAGCAGGCATCAGATAATAACCGCCGTGCCAAAAAAGCTGAAAAAGAGCAAAAAAAGTTTAACGAAAAAATTGCCGACAAAACAAACGAGTATAATGATAGACTTGATGAAGTAGATAAAGCTAATTATTACGCCATGCGTGATTTTAGCTACGAAACCAGCCTAAGAAATTGGGAACGTGGCGCTGAAATTCAAGACTTTAAATATCTAAATACTTTAAAACAATTTGAAAAGAGTCAAACTATTGGCTTACAAAATTTAGGTCTTAACGCTCAGGCAGCTGAACAAGCAGTTGCAGGTGAGATTGGAAGTTTAAATGATATGTTCATTCAACAAGGGTTTCAAACGGAAACCATGATGAGTGCACTAAAGCAAACTCTAGCAACAGCTCTCCTTCAAACTGAAGAACAAGGCGTTAAACTAGCAGGTATTCTAACTTCCCAAAAATTTGGTGCAGCAAAAATTCAAGACTCTATTAATCAAATGTCAGCAGAAGGTTCTTTTCAAAAAGAGTCTGCTCTTGTTGAAAGTTTAATTGCAGAAGGTAAAACTGACCTAATGCAAGCTGGTACAAGTAAAGCAAAAGCAAAGCAATCTAACCTGGCTGCTTTACATCGTGGCTTGATGGCTCTAGATATCCAACTTTCTGGTAAAAGTAAACAGTCTGCTATTGCATTGGCGGAGCTTAATTCACAATCAAGTTTAGCTAAAGAAGGCGTTCAATTAAACATTGAGAGCATTAATAATACTATTGATGCTGCTTTAGAAGAACACGATTATAACAACCGTGTTATGCAAGCTAACATGCAAAGTGCTATTGGACAGGCTCAACGAAATATTCAAGACATTGCACTTCAAAAAGAAGTAGCTGATGTAAACACCAGGGCATCTATGATGTTAATGCCTGAACGT